TGACAGCTTGGGCATGTTGCTTACTCCGACTGACGTGAACCAATTTGACGCAGGCGAAATGAAAGGCGACCTGGGTCGCAAACCCAAGGCACTCACAGCCTTGGTGCGTAACTGCGTCAACATGTTTGGTAGCTACAATGTGGGTCTAGTGTGTACCAATCATACCTATGCGTCACAAGACATGTTTGATCCAGATGACAAGATTTCGGGCGGCCAAGGTTTTATCTATGCAAGCAGTATCGTAGTTGCCATGAAGAAAATGAAGCTCAAGGAAGACGAAGATGGCAACAAGATCAGCGAAGTCATGGGCATCCGTGCCGGTTGCAAGGTAATGAAAACACGCTATGCCAAACCTTTTGAGGGTGTGCAGGTCAAGATTCCTTATGAAACAGGCATGAATCCCTACAGCGGGCTAACAGACTTGGCTGAAAAGAAAGGTCTACTCAAGAAGGATGGCAATCGCCTGATGTTTGTGACCAGCGATGGCGAGATCATCAAACAGTTCCGCAAGGCCTGGGAAAGCAACGAAGAAGGTTGTTTGGACAAGGTCATGGCAGACTTTGCAAATCAGCGGGAAACGGTAAGTACTGAAGAAACAGCCACGGAGGAATAAGAATGTCAGTAGAATTAAGCAAAGAAATTTGGGACGAACTCAAGCGTTATGTGAACACAGTAGATCGTGCGGAAGCAGCCGAAACTTTGGTATCGGTCCTGATCGACAATGATGTAAACGCAGACGAAATCAAAGATGTGTTTAAATCAGATTCAGAAGTCAAACGTGCTTTGACACACTATCTCAAAGATCACGAAGAAGAGGAAGAAGATTTCCAAGATGACGATGATGGTGATGACGAGGATTATTAATGTCAGAGCAAGGCTTGGGCAACTTCTATTGCAGTGAAAAGTTTACATGGCTATCTGTTGACTTGGAGAAAAGACAAATTTTTTCTTGTTGTGCTGCAAGACCCGAGCAGGTGAATGTTAACTGGGTCAAACTCAATCCTGGACAATTGTTTAATACCCCATTGTTGCAACAAGAACGCCAACAGATGTTGTCAAATCATTCCGTAGACAGTTGCGAAGATGTGTGTTGGAAACTAGAAAGACAAAACCTTACCAGCCGTCGTCAAATGCTAGGCAGTGATGTTTGCACGCACACAGATATCAAGGTCAAAGAACCAAAAAAACTAAACATTGTGCTAGGATCCACTTGTAATTTGACTTGCTCGTATTGTTGTAAAAACTACAGTTCAGCCTGGTATAGAGACATTGTTGAACACGGCCCATATCTAGATCAAGAAAGATTCACATTGACCACTAGAGACAAATTGCTTGCCAACATCAGCCACAATGAACATCAAGAATCCAGCGGCTTTCAAACTTTGTTAGCTGAAATACAAAATTTTTCAGAGGTGGAAGAAATCTATGTCACTGGTGGCGAGCCATTTCTATACAATGCACTACCAGACCTTTTGAATAAACTTGTAACAACAAATAATAAAATTATTTGTTACACTGGACTTGGGGTTGATTCAAAAAGATTCAAATCACAATTAGTAAAAATACAACAGAGACCCAACATAAAAATAACTGTAAGCGGCGAAACTTGCAATGAATTTTATGAATTCAATCGATATGGAAATAGTTGGAACAATTTTGTTGACAATCTGACCCATCTCAAAACACAAGGATTTGATTACGATTTCTCATCGGTGCTCAGTAACTTGACTGTGTTTGGACTCATGGAATTTGTAGAATTATTTACTGACAATACAATTAAATATCAATTTTGTAGCGTGCCTGATTTTCTAAATGTAAATGTGCTTGATGACATCAGTAAAAAACAGTTGATTGAAGTTTTTGCAAACAGCAATCTATTATTCAAAGATCAATTGATAGATTCCATGTCCAAACCATGCACGGATCTGCAAAGAGATCAACTGTCTTTATATGTAAAAGAGTTTGCAAAAAGACGAAATTTAAATCTTGACATATACCCAAAGAATTTTACAAACTGGATTGGAGAATAATGCATGTGGTACAGTAAAGTAACGGCCAATCTTGGTGCTATTCCGGATTTCATAGCACACTATGAACACGAGCTAGATGAAGCCAAACGCGATTGTAGAATCGGCGGCCTGGTAGAAAAGTCTATCACAGCATTACCGGGTATAACCGAACACCGTTTCAATCAACTACAGGAAATAGAAGCAGTGTTGAACTATCTCAACATACAGCTACGCAAGATACGTCGCCGGCATTTTCAAAAGTATTTAGAAGGTTATCAACGTGCTCTGACCAGCAGAGATGCTGAAAAGTATGTAGACGGCGAAGATGAAGTTATTGACTTTGAAACCATAATCAATGAAGTGGCTTTGCTACGCAATCGTTGGCTGGGTATCATGAAAGGTCTGGATACCAAACAGTGGCAAATGGGTCATATAGTGCGTTTACGCACAGCAGGCATGGAAGACATTCAAGTTTAAAGCACCATAATGTGGGTACATAAATACCCACATGAAAACCATCATAGTAGTTTCTGGGGGTTTTGACCCTGTACATTCTGGACACATAAAGTTAATCAAAGCAGCTCGAGCATTGGGCGACATGCTTATAGTGGGCATCAACAGCGACGAGTGGTTGGCCCGTAAAAAAGGTCGTGCTTTCATGCCCTGGACGGAACGCTTATCAGTGCTCAACAACTTGAAACCCGTGGATGAAGTCTACACCTTTGATGACGAGGACAACACAGCCTGTCATTTATTACAGCAAGTCCGCGCACACTATCCCCAAGACCGTATTATATTTGCCAACGGCGGTGACCGCACCCAAGACAACATTCCAGAAATGTCAGTGCCGGGTGTGGAGTTTGTGTTTGGAGTTGGAGGATCTGACAAAGCCAATTCTAGCAGTTGGATCTTGCAAGAATGGAAAGCACCTAAAACTGAGCGTGCCTGGGGCTACTATCGCGTGCTACATGAAACAGGCACCGAGGTCAAAGTCAAGGAACTCACTGTGGCACCCGGACAACGACTCAGCATGCAACGCCACAGTCAACGTGCCGAACACTGGTTTGTCAGCGAAGGCACCGCCACAGTCTATACCATTAATCGCAAAAGCGATGCTGAACTATTAGGCAAATTTACTCAACATCAACACATACATATTGAACGTAAAGAATGGCATCAGTTGTGCAACGAAACTGATCAACCCTTGCGTGTGGTTGAAATACAGTACGGCGACTCTTGTCAAGAAGAGGACATTGAACGAAAATGACCCCAATACCTGTTTTTGTTGGTTATGATCCCAGAGAAGCCATCGCTTATCATACCTGTGTGAACAGTATCATACGCCATGCCACACAACCAGTGGCCATTGTGCCAGTGGCTCTTAACTTGTTTCAAGACTACAAAGAAACACATACAGATGGCAGTAATCATTTTGTTTATAGCAGATTTCTAGTACCACACCTGATGAGCTACACCGGCTGGGCAATATTCATTGACGGCGACATGATCCTGCGTGATGACATCGTGAAACTTTGGAATCTGCGTGAAATGGACAAAGATGTCATGGTGGTCAAACATGACTACAAGACCCGGATGACGCAAAAGTATCTAGGCAGCAAAAATGAAGACTATCCAAGAAAAAATTGGTCCAGTGTGATTCTTTGGAACTGCGGTAGTTGGCCCAATAGAAAACTCACACCCGAGTTTGTACAACAGGCCACTGGTGCCGAACTGCACAGATTTACTTGGCTAACCGATAATCGCATTGGTGAACTACCACCTGAATGGAATTGGTTGCCCGACGAGTACGGAGCCAATTCCGATGCCAAACTGTTGCACTATACTTTGGGCACACCCTGTTTCCAAGAATTTGCCGACACTCCACAAAGTGAAGAATGGCACCGAGAACGCATATTGACAGAATACTGCCAACAAAGGAACATGTAATGCTTGTGGTCAGTTACGTGAGTGCTGTGCCTCCTAGCAGTAAAAATTCCAACAAACGTGAAATACTGACCAGATTTGTTGACGGAGTTAATCGTGTAGGCGACCAAGGTATCGCACACACTGGATTCAAGACAATTCCTGCTGATGTGGCTGTTATACAAGGGTGGACACATGAACAAGGAAAATCTGCGCCTCATCTGACCTTGAGACAACAGATTATCCACAGACAACGTAAACATGGCAAACGACTGGTTGTAGTAGACAGTAATCTTTTCAACTACAAACAAAAGGATCATCCGGCCAACTATCTGCGCTATAGTTTTGATGGAGTATTTCCTACCACCGGCAACTATTTTGATGGTCAAGTTGATCCAGCCAGGTGGCGTCAAATACAACACGATCTTGATATATGTCCTAGAAACTGGCGCACTCAAGGGGAATATATCTTGATCTGTACACAACGTCATGGTGGATGGAGCATGAGTGGTGTTGGAGTCATGGATTGGTTGAATCAAACAGTAGATCAAATTACACAGTATTCTGACAGGCCTATTAGAGTAAGACCTCACCCAGGAGATAAACAAGCTCGCAATTATTTGACAGCAGACCCAAGATGGCAAATCAGCGACACCACAAATTTAACAGATGATCTACATCGAGCCTGGGCAGTGGTCACTTACAACAGCAGTCCCGGAGTGGCTGGTGCCATTGAAGGTGTGCCAGTGTTTGTTACAGATCCGGTACCGCAACGCAGTCAAGCATACCCTGTGGCCAACACAGATATCAGTCAGATTGAATCGCCCAAAACCTTTGAACGTCAGGCCTGGCTAGAACGCTTGGCCATGAGTCATTGGAACTTTGCCGAACTCAGTTCTGGTGAGGCATGGAAGCATATACGTCAGTTTGTGTGATTGTGCATGCCAGTTCTGATACTAAGTCAAGAATTTCCGCCTGATCATCCTTGGTTGCCTGGGTGGCAACAACATTTTGATCATATACACTCAGTGAATGACTGGCGAACAGTACAATCTGATCAATTGGTCATTGCCGGATCTGATGTGCGTAGTTGGTATGTGCGGCATTGGCTTAATCGCGGGCAACCGGCCTTGTATATTGGTCGTGGCTACGTAGGTAATCACACCGCAAAACATCGTTGGTTATGGCGTGTGAGTGTGAATGGTTGGGCCAACACCAGACTCATGCCAGTGCCTTACAGCCGTTGGTCGGTCATGAACCTGCCCAAGCATCCGTGGAAAGTCCGGCAGGTAAAAAATGTGTTGATAGCTCCCAGCAAACTGACCAGTCTGTCATGGTGCCATCAAAATTCAGAACAGTGGTCAGAACACATGGCTGCACAATTTTCAGGTGCCAATGTACGCATACGCTACAAGGCCAGAAAACCTTGGCAACGCTGGCAAACCTTATGGGACGATCTGGACTGGGCAGATCTTGTGGTAGCACAGAGTTCAGCTATAACCTGCGAAGCATTTTGGTACGGCAAGAAAGTACTCAGTACCGAACCTTGTCCTACCTGGGTCTGTGGTCAGCAATCATTGGAAGATTGGCAAAATTCGCATGAACCAGCACTGAGAGAGGCCTGGCACGAACATCTGGCCTGGAGTCAATATACCAACAAGGAATGGGCATCTGGTCAGGCACTACAACTAATTGAACAATATCTAGGCAATCCTTTGACCTATGATCCAGGACACAGCTACAACTTTACAGCTATTGAGCAGTGAATCCTTGTGATCGTAGTTGCTGTATTAGTTGAGGTCCTTGATCGCGTAACCATGCTGTGTAGGCCGTGTCATCTGCGTCTTTGAAACGGCTGGTTTCTCTATAGAGACCATCGCGTTCTGATTTTTTTTCTGAATAATGCACATGTTCTACTATGACATCATCCAAGCGATGTTTGATGCCCAGCTGATCTCCAATATAGCGATAAACACTGTCCACACAATAGTGGCGCACCACAGGTAATCCAAACCATCCTTGAGCTCGTACTAGATCTCCGCCCACACAAGGGTGTGTGGGTAACTTGGTTTTGCGTCCTAGGTCGTTGGGGTATGAAATACAGCCACGTCCAGCACGTTGGACCAGCAGTTGATCCCAGGCTGGGGTCTGTGGCACAAGATCATCGGCCAAGATTCCGTACCACGATTCTTGAGGATGTGCTTGAAACATTTCTTCCATGGCCGCACGCAGACCTTGTCTGGGTCCTACATGTACAGTAAACTGTTCTGGCCACGGCAAATTTTGTAATTGGTCAAGAAATGGATCACAATCGTCCAATCTTACATACACAGGAGTTGATGCCCGCGATTCAATCCATCCTTGTATGAATCTTTCACAGCTATCAACTCGGGTTCGTGTGGCCAAGATCCACATGCTTATTCCTCTGTTGATCCATCGTTGTCTCCCTCAACCAATTTGTTCCAAAATTTGGTACGAGTAAGACTTTTCTTGCCATCTTTTTCCACCAAGGCTGTGCCCATGATATAATTGTGTATCTGTATTCGCACGTGATATTGATTGATGGCATTGTCGGCCGGCAAGAAGGTGCGTTCATAGGTTTCTATTAATTTTTGTGCAGCATGAGGTTTTATAGCATAACCGCAACAACCTGGCATGCTGGTCTGTCTATATTCTTTGGCTCTGGGCCTCCCTGTGGGATTTTCCAAGTATTCCAAATATCCCTGACTCTTGGTAGGATGTCCTAATGCTACCACTAACACATCTTGGAACCGCACTGGTCGGAATGGTCTGCGTAACACAATGTCGTCTTCCCAAACGATAATAGGTTGATCAAGTTCCACACACTTTTGCCACAGGCGATAGTGACTGTAAAAACATCCTTTGACACCAGGTGTGCTGGCCTTGAGAACACTTTTGTCATTGGGATCCGCTGGACAGTCGGGACCTTTGATACCCCAGGAATGGAACACGCGACCTTCCTGTGCCATCATGCCCACGGCATCGTTGCCATACGTGCCTTCAAACAATTCAACCCAGGCTCCGTATTCCTCCAACTGACGTTTGAGATTGGTAGCAGTTGTTAGCGAAGCTTCAATCTGACTCAAACAAATTATGTAGTTTTTCATTGCCAATAACTTTCTGTCCTGGGCTGGACAAGATCTTTGGCATGACTACGACCTAGTTTTTTACGACTGCCTTTGAGGTGATCCAAGTATGCGCCCCAGGGACTGTTGATCAACGGATGCCCTTCGCCGGTGATCACGTGGCTGGTCCAGTCCTGCGAATCTACCGGTACTAAGTTGCGAATCTCATCAAACACAAAACTGTCATGCCATTCTGCCAGAGTAAAAATACCAGACTCAGCATGATCATAGTATTCTTGGAATTTTCGTAAAAACTCATGCACCGCGGAACTGCGTAGGTTCATAGCATATAACCCGCATTCACTGTATTTGCCACGTCGCCCTAGAAAACAAAGATCTTTGGTACACAGTTGATCCAGTTGGACTACCGTGATGGCACTGTGGCATACCATGTCGGCATCCATCCAAATCAAGTAATCTGTGTCACAGTGTTGAGCACAATCAAATATGGCGTACACCTTGTGAGCAAACCTTACGGCATCCCATTTAAAACCCTTGCCAGAGTCTCGGCGACGTGATCGAACAGGATCAGCACTGACATCGCCGTTGGCTCTGGGCACCTCCCGCCAGGCCTTTTTAAAAGCAACAAGCTCGGCCACAGAATTAAGATCGCGTACCACAAGATTGTTGGCAGATTCGGTTATCACGCAATCTTCCGCATATGCCACCAGCGTGACATCAGCTGGCCAATTTTCCAAAAAAGTCTGGATCATGCGTTGGCCGTATTGTTTGTACCCCTGAGAATTAAATGTGGTAATTACAGTATATTTCACACGGATATTTAGTGATCAGATCAGTAGCCTACTTTCCTTCTCAATGTGCCCAAAACAGTGGGCCAGTAATGACTGCTTTGCTGAACAGCCTGAAACAGGCCGGAATCAAAACCGTGACCAACAGCTGGGATGCCGATGCGGCCATAATCTGGAGTGTGCTTTGGTCCGGCCGCATGGCCGCCAATCAGGCGGTATGGAGTCACTATAGAGCGCAAGGCCGTCCGGTTATAGTGGTAGATGTGGGTGCCCTGTATCGTGGTGAAACCTGGAAGATAGCAGTAAACTCCATCACAGCCACGGGTTATTATGGTCACCAAGAAAACCTGGATTGGGATCGCCCCAAGCGGCTGGGCATAAGCCAGGCCATTAATGTGACCCGCAATCCTCGGATCGTGATCGCCGCACAACATGCTCGCAGTTTGCAAGTGGCAGGTTTGTGCAGCATGGAAGGTTGGATTGCACAACAGGTTGAACGATTGCGAGCAATCACTAGCAGACCCATTGTAGTCAGACCACATCCTCGTAGCCCTTTGAATCGGGCTGGACTTGTGCATTTACCTCAGGATGTGGTCATAGAGCAACCTGTCAAAGTGGCCAACACCTATGACAGTTACAACCTGGCCTTTGATTGCCATGCCATGGTCAATTACAATTCAGGTCCGGGCATACAAGCTGCTCTGGCAGGAACTCGACCCATTGTAGATGAATCCAGCCTGGCTTATTCAGTAAGCATACCAATACAAGATATAGAAAAACCTTACACCGTAGATCGAGATCAGTGGTTGGTAGAAATTTGTCATACTGAATATCTAATAGAAGAAATACAATCAGGCCTATGGCTAAAACGACTCCAATCCCACCTGTGACCTTGCCGGGCCCAATAGATTGTGCCTGTGTCATACACGGAGATGCCTATTCATGGACCTATGTGGATCGATTATACAGCATGTTGACTCGTCACATCAGTCCTGGTATTACCATGCATGTGTATACCGAAGCGGATAGGCCGGTGCCTGCACCTATGATCAAACATGAATTAGTAGACTGGGGCATTTCTGGGCCACGTCGTAGTTGGTGGTACAAGATGCAACTTTTTAATTCGTTGCATCATGCAGGTCCATTATTGTATTTTGATCTAGATACTGTGATTGTCGGCAACATTGACTGGATGTGTAATCTGCCCTTGAAATACTTCTGGACAGTACAGGATTTTAAATACCTATGGCGTCCAGCCCATCAAGGCATCAACTCCAGCATAATGTGGTGGGACACACGTAATTTTGATTATGTATGGAAAAACTTCAAACAGCAGGATCTGGACAATTTGATAAAAAAACATCCTGGAGATCAGGATTATCTCAATCAGAGCATTGAAAACTCAAAACTGCGATTTTTTGATCCTGCTTGTATCAAAAGCTGGCGCTGGCAGTGTCTAGATGGCGGCTACAATTTCAAACAAAGAGCCTATCAAAGCCCCGGGACAGGTACAGTATTGTCCAAAAATACCAGTGTGTTGGTTTTTCATGGCAAACCAAAACCAGCAGATTTACACGATCCTGTGATACAGTCCTACTGGAAATAATCCAATTGGATTATTTCCGGCACAGTACCAATGTCACAATTGATGGAAACCCAATGACACCACCAGACCCACGTCCGCCCGAGTACACCGGCAATTGGACATGGAAAGTACCAGTTGCTAGTACACTGGCATTTAACTTTGGCACCAATGCCGGTGTGGAATAACTGTTATTCAACACTACCAAAACCCTACTTAGTAGGGTTTTTTTATGACTTGACCAATAAATCCTTTTTTGCTATAATAGTAGCATAATGTAGTTTTTACACAACACTTTTCAAGAAAGGCAAAATATGAATCAAAAATTAAAAGCAGGATTGATTACTAGTGGATTGGCTGTATGGTGTGTGGCCATTGGGGTTGGATTACAGTTTGCGTCAAAATATATCACCATGGAGCAGATAGCCATGGGATTGGTAATAGTGGGTGTCACTGGGTGCGTGTACAGTATCTACTCCTTGATCTTGTCCAAATTAGAGTTTGATGACACGCTGAAACGCATGGTTGACAAGAAATAACCGATTCGCTATAATAGTATTATTAAAACAATCAAAGAAGGAGCTAAAAGTATGTCAACTATTCTTGTTAAAAACGGATCATACCGCAATCAACCTGTGACTGGTATGATCTTTAACCTAGTCAAGGGTTTTCAAACTGGTGCTAAAGGAGGCTATGTTACCGTGAAAGCAGATGGATTCTTTGGACCCGATGTACCCGAAGTGGTTCGTATCAAAGTAGACAGCATCGAAGATGTAGAGTTTGTTACTGACGGTATGGCCGCAGATCGTCCGGTAGTGGTATCTGCTCCAGTGGAGACCGATGATGAAGTCATGGACCGTATTGGGCAGAGATTTGAAATCCTGCAAGAAATGACCCGTGCCACCATTGCCGGTGACGTCCGTGCCATGATCGTGGTTGGCCCTCCTGGAGTGGGCAAGAGCTACGGTGTAGAGTATGAATTAGAGAAGTCTGGGCTGTTTGAACGCATTACTGGTCGCAAGATCAAGTATGAAATCATTAAAGGTGCCATGACTCCGATTGGCCTGTATTGCACACTATACCGACATAGTGATCCTGCCAACGTCTTGGTGTTTGACGACTGTGACAGCGTGTTCCAAGATGATTTGAGCTTGAACATTCTCAAAGCCGCATTAGATTCTGGCAAGAAGCGTAGAATCTACTGGAACTCGGACTCGGCCATGTTGCGTCGTGAAGGCGTGCCTGATGCGTTTGACTTCAAAGGTGGCTGTATTTTCATCACCAACTTGAAGTTTGACAATCTGCAGAGCAAGAAGATGAAGGACCATTTAGAAGCACTGCAAAGTCGTTGCCACTTCTTGGACCTGACCTTGAATACCATGCGTGACAAATTCTTGCGCATCAAGCAGATCTTCCGTCAAGGACAACTGTTCAATGACTATGAGTTCAGCCCAGAAAAAGG